ATCATTTCAATGTCTTCTGACGTGTAACCAGGTACGCTTTTAGCTAACTCGATGAACAAATACATCACAGATCGCGTGATTTGAGAATTCATCCTCACATCATATTTACTGTAATCCCAAGCGATCATTTTTCCATCTGCGGCATATTTCTCAGCATGTTGCATCAAAATTTGCCACTCAGGACCCATCGCGTTTACTCCTACAGCAGATTCAGTCAAAGTAGGGTTGTGGTGCATGAAACGCAATATTGGTAGAAAATAAATTCTCAACCAAATTCCGAATGCTACACTACCACCCTGAAATACTCGAACTTTTTCTGAATCTACAGGAGTTGGTTCATCTTTAAGCGTTGCTGCTGTTACAGGATAGGCACGAACACCTTCCTTCCAGCATTGCTTTTGTCTTTCCATTTCTAGAATGACAGAGGGGTGTGGTTTTCGCGTCACCAACACCCCATTATCGCGAATTTCATCAAACCACTTGTGTTTAGCTTGGAAAATGGGAAATCCCATGCTAGTATTCATAGGTATGGCATCAATAAAACGTTTACCGTCTATGCCAAGAATACTTTCTTCCAAGGTCAATGGTCGCACTTCCTCCTCCTTGATCCATTTTTGCAAGGCTTCTTTGACGGGTCCAACCCAGTCTTTCATAGCCTTTGTAACCAAATCAGGATCAAAAGGATCTGCAGGGTTCACAACATGTTCCAAGGTTTTATTATACGCCGCCCAATTGGGTGCCATTTTGGGTGGCCCCCATTTGTTCTGCACGCCTGTTACCTCAGCAACATGTGGTGAAAGTTCACTTTCCACTACTCTGCTCTTTTGCGTTGATCTCAATGACGTTGCACCCAATATATTTACACATGTGTTTGCATCGGCTGAAGCCAACTTGCACATAGGGTGTACATCTTTGGATACCAACAGTGGTTTTCCATATTGCGTTTCAGGTATGTCACCTGCTTTTGCTGACAAAATGACTCCATAATGATTCTCCAAATCACTACATGACTTTCTGAAATCGTCATATGTAACTGTTTGAGAAACACCATAATTGTCACGTTCTCTTCCTGCTATATGGAAACCCAATATGACAGGAGATGTTTGATCAGCAATCACAACACCCATGCAAGCCCCTACTTTAGCAAGTTCTGTATTATAAGAAAAACCTGCATAAGTGAACCCGCAGTGGGACAAACGACCACTCTTGGCTAACACTGATGTAGTGTTCAAAGCCAAAGAGATATCACGCACTACCATTTTTGCAGCACAAGTACCAATCGGAATATTCTTGGGGAGAACATGTGAAACATCTTTGAAATCTGGAGCATTCG